AACTGTTGTTTTTAAATCTAGCGCAACAACTTACGGACAAGTAAACAGAAGCGTCTGGAAAAATGACGGTAAAGTTAGATTAGATTCAATAAATTTTGGACACAAAGCAGCTGATATAGAACAAAGAACCAGAATTGTAGACGAAACTAAATTTTTACAAAGACATAAAAGCGCTATAGATTCAATAAACGCACAATACGCTACACTAACGCACGAATTTACGCACGTTATTGCTGATGTGTCTACAATAAGACTATACCCAAAAGGGGCTGAATTTTTTGAAAAGCTACAAGAAATTAGAACGCAATACAACCAAGAGGTTATTGCGGCGCTTAAATCTAAAAACTTTAAGCTGGCAAATGAATTGTATTTAGGTAAATATGCTGATACGGATATAGACGAATTTATGGCCGAAGGATTTACAGAATACAAACTAAATAGCAGCCCTAGTAAATATGCTAGGCTTATTGGTGAATTAATTGACTTGTATTTTAAAAAATAACTATGGAACCAGTAAAAGATTTTATTTGTTTTAAATGTAAACATAAGCCACTGATAGGTTTAGGTTGTGCTGCTTTTGAAAACATACCAAAAGAAATAATACTATCTAACAAACACGACCAGGTACTACCAGGACAGTTGGCGCCAGTAGTGTTTGAAAAGGGGACCCCAGAATTTTAGTTATATAATTCCTATCTTTACAAAAATTTTTTAAAATGATTCTATACAAGTCAGCACCACTAGGGGACCTAATAGACGCAGACGACAAAGCTGGAATAGTTAAAGGCTATGGGTCTGTATTTGGTAATGTAGACAGCGATGGCGATATTATAACCAAAGGCGCCTATAGTAAGACTATTAAAGAGAATGGCCAACGTGTGCGGTATTTATACCAGCATAATATGGATATGCCTTTAGGCAAAATGCTAAACCTATACGAGGACGAGAAAGGACTTGTATTTGAAGCTGAAATACCAAAGACACGCCTAGGTAAAGACGTTGTGGAACTTATGAAGGCTGGCGTAATTACCGAAAACAGTGTAGGAATTTTGCCAATTATGAAGGCTATGAATGGCAACTACCGAGAAATTAGAGAAGTAAAACTATACGAGATTAGCGCAGTTACACTAGCCGCTAACGACCAGGCGCTTATTCTAGACGTTAAAGGAAACTTTGACCTAGAGAAAGCCCAGGCTAAATACGATTCACTGGCAAAACTTATACGCAAGTCTGAAATTTCGGACGAGTTAGGTTACGCCCTAGAAGCAGAAATACTAAAGCTAAAAACTTTGTTTGTGAAAGCCACAGCGCCGTCCGAAGTGGACACACTGCCGACTACAGAGGAAGTAACTAGCGAGGTACTTAAATATCTATACAACAGTTTAAAAAATTCCTAAAAATTTAATTCTATTTACAATGGACGAAATGATTAAAAACCAATTAGATTCTATTTCAAAAGAAATTGATTCTAGAATTGAGAAGGCTTACGGTCAAGCGGTTGATTCTGCTACTGGTAAAGCTGACGAAATGATTAAAAACGAGGTTACCAACTTGGTAAACAAGTTTAACGAACTAAACGACCGTTTAGATTCACAAGAAGTAGCAAGCAAAAAAGCGTTTGAGGCTGGAAAGTCTAAATCTTTTAAGGCTAACTTGATGGACGCGTTCAAAAATGGCGCTATTGATTCAATGGTAAAAGGCCAGTCACGTTCTGCCCGTTTTGAAATTAAAGCTGATATGACTACTGGCGCAGATTTTTCTGGCGAAGTTATTGCTGCTGATCGAGTACCTGGATTCAAATTTGACCCTACTAGACCAGTACACGTTCGTAACCTTATCCCAGTAGGTTCTACTACTAGCGATGTTGTGCGTTTCGTAAAAGAGTCTGGCTATTCTAACGGTGCTGCTGCTAAAGCAGAAGGCGCTACTTTAGGACAGTCTGATTTTGATATGACTGCTGCAAGCGTTAACGTAGAGAAAATTGGTACTTATTTCCGTATTTCTGAGGAAATGCTTGCTGACACCCCACAGCTAACCAGCTATTTGTCTGCACGCGCCCCAGAAAAACTTTTGGAAATTGAGGACGCACAAATTTTGTCTGGTTCTGGTGTTGCACCAAACTTGTCTGGTATTATTACTAACGCTGCTGATTTCGCAGCTGGTGGTTTTGCTAACGCTATTGAAAGCGCTAACGAGTTTGACGTATTGGCTGCTGCTATCAACCAGTTGGCTTTGTCTAACTACAAAGCAGACTACATTATGTTGCACCCTACCGATTTCCACAAAATCGTATTGTTAAAAGACACCCAAAACCGTTACCTAAAAGACCAAGTCTACCAAGGGTTACAGCCTACTTTCCTAGGCGTTCCAGTAGTAGTTAATACTGCTGTACCTATTGGTGACTATTTGCTAGGTAACTTTGCAATGGGCGCACAACTTTGGGTACGTGATAATGTATCTGTAGAATTCTTTAGAGAAGATGGTACTAACGTACGTGACGGTTTTGTTACTGTTCGTGTATCTGAAAGGGTTGCAGTTGCTAACTATTTACCAAACGGATTTGTTAATGGCGATTTCGCTACTGACAAAGCAGCTTTGGAAACAGCTTAATTACAAGTTAAGTTATAAAAAGAACCCTGGGCTAACGCCTGGGGTTTTTTATTTTTAAAGTTTTTTTTGTTTATAGTATGCGTAATTCAAATTTATTTTTACTTTTGGTAAAAATTCTAACTATGGAAAACGTATTTAAAGAGATTGAAAGTTTGCGCGTCTACGCGGACTTGACCTATAACGCCTACCTGGTCAATAGGCTAGACTACTTAAAGGGAGAAATAACCAAAGAATTGCAAGTTATATGTACGACACTGACACCAGAAAAGTAATAATTGAGGGTGTACCCTTGGTTGTTGAGTATGAATACTACACCTGGAGGCACGACGACCCAGGTTACGTAACGCCGCTAGAACTAGATTTAAACATAGTATCTGTACGAACAGAAGGCGACGAAACAGAAATTTATGATTTATTGGCGCCTATGGTACTACATAGTATTGAGGCAGAAATAAGGGAAACATTTACAGACAACTTATAATTTATTATTATGGCAACAGCAGACAAAATTGGTAATTACTTTTTATTAGGAATGATTGTGGTATTATGGTTTAGCGTTTTATTTATGGCGTTCCACTGGCTACCGTTTAGTATAAGTACATTTATGCTACTAGTACAGTCTTACAACGTATATAAATTGTATATTTGTAAAGGTTGATTTCTTTTTAGTTAGTTTAGTGTTGATGGCGCCCCGTAAAAAGGGCGTCTTTTTTTTGCGTAAATTGGCAAAATGGTTACGCAGTTAGATACTAACCAGAAAGGTTGTTATACTGAATACCTTTTTGCTATTAAATGTATGGAACTTGGCTACAATGTAAGTAAGCCAATGCTAGACGCTAGTAGGTACGACTTAATAGTAGACAACCTAAAAGAATTACTACGCGTCCAGGTAAAATACAGAACCCTAAAAGATGATGGCGGAAAAAACCCGTCTATAACTATAAGCACTAGCCAATACAACATATATAAATCAAGCGATATTGATATAATAGCTATTTATATAGTTGACTACGAAAGCTGGCTAGTTTACAGATTTGACAATAAACAGTCATTTAGATTAAATGAAAAAGTTTTAAAAAAATTAAATAACTTTGACGCGTTAAGTTTTCATAGTTAACGGTTAGATTTAGACGAGAAAGGGGCCTGGTTTTGCTAGGCCCTTTTTTTTTATCTTTACACAAAATAAAACCTATGGAATTATTAATGGTTAAGTCCGTACTAAACGGCAATAAACTACAGAAAAAAGGCGACATAGTAGAGTTAGATAAAACTACTGCTAGTAAATACCTAGCTGTAGGTTTAGCTGTTGAGTTGCCGCCAGTTGTGGAGGTCAAAGAGGTTAAAGCCGAAATAGAAACAAAAGAACATAAGGCGCCTAGAAAACGCGCAACTAAAAAAGGGTAGCTATGCGACAAATTAAAATCAACAGCGTAACTGGCAGCGAACTGGTTACAGTAGCCGAGGCCAAACTATTTACACGTATTGATACAAGCGCAGACGATACGCTTATAGACGATATGATTACCCAAGCTAGGGTATTTATTGAAAACTACATAAGCCGCGACGTAGTGGCTAAAAACCGTACATACTACGTAGACTATACTAACGGACTTTTTGATTTACCTTTTGCGCCTATTGCGTCTGTTTCTAGCGTAACTGTAGAGGGTGAAGCTGCTACATACGATATTTTAGGACTTGACGACTACAGCATAGAATTACACGGAGGCCCAAGCAAACACGTTAAGGTGACTTACGTAACAGCTGGCATAACTGACAGCGCTATTAAACAAGCTATTTTACAGCTTGTGTCTACGCTTTACGACAACCGTGCGGACTATGTAACTGGCACTATTGTTTCTGACGTTCCTAGCAATGTTAAAAGCCTACTAGCTGGGTATAAAACTATGTTTATATAATTATGCAGTCTGGTAAAATAAAAGATAGGATTATAGTAAAAGCATACACCAGAGTACAGGACAACTACGGTGGCTGGGTAAATACATTGGCTACCACTGCCACCTACTGGTGTGAATTAAAAGAATTAGGCGGCGTTGTAGAGGATAATTTTGGCAAAAGGTCACACTATAACGAAATTGAAATAACGCTGCGCAAACATACTGCTGACCTTATTAGCGTTGATTCTGTTTTTGAGTTGGAAAGTAACGCCACCCAGTACAGAGTTAACAACAAATACGACAGCGATATACGGCATTATACAACCATTAAAGCCACAAGGGTTAACTAATGAGGGTAGAAACTAAAATAGACCAAAACGGGCTTAACGAGTTGTTAGCTAAAATTGAGGCGCTTAAAAAATACAGCGTTAACGGCGTTAGTAATGAACTAGGGACTATAGCACTACAAAGCGCCCGACGCGCTAAACGTGCGGCGCCAAAAGATAATGGAGATTTACGAAAAGGAATAAGAGGCGAGAAACAAGGTAAACAAGCC